TGCTCTCTCCTCTTGTTGATGTTGTTGCATCATTACCTGGTCGTAATGTTGTTGTTGTGACATTTTCTCTCTCCCATTTATCGTTATCTAATTTAAGTTCGTCATTCAATCGTTTAAGAATATCTGCTATATGTTCTAACATATAATTCTCCATGTGAAGTATGCTATAAAAATTATCATAAAGCAAATAATATATTTACTCATATTGCACCTGCTAACTTACCCATGATTTGTAAACATAGCCATACATAAACCCAAAATGCTACTGCTATTACTATCATTGTTTTTATACTCATATTTCTCTCCTTATTGATAATATAAAGCAACAACTATATTATTTCTATCTGGATTTGATACGTCCCAAGAGTCATCACCATTATCTACACCAAGTTGATTAAACTTTTGAATACCTTTTAAAAAGCCTGTTAAATCGTCAGATTTATTAGCATCAAACCATTTACCTGAACAACCACAAAAACATTTATCAGCTTTACCTACATACACTTGTTTTACTTTTTTCATTTTTTCTCTCCTAAAGTTAAATACTACAATAATCATTTTACTGATTAAAAAACGTCTGTCAACACTTTTTAGTNAAAAAATAGTCAAAAAATAGCAAAAAACTAGCAAAAAAGTAGTTTACAAGCACTTTTTTCTATGATAGTGTTCTTTTCTATGGAATNCTTACGCTTTATNATTTTAGACGAATTTGATGGAAAACCACTAAGAGCCTTTAGTAACAAGGCTTCTGCTCTATGGTTTCTTGAGAATAGACCTGATTGTAAGCTAAAAGTCGTTCCTAGAGCAAAAACTGTGTTAGATTTGACACAATATGAAGAATGTCTATTTTAAGGAGAGTTATGTATAAAATTAAGAATTGGGAAAAGTTNAATCTTTATAAAGCTAAAAACCCACGTTATCAAAAAAAGATGACTTGGTTCAAGTTTTATGGTACAGATTATATAAATGATATTGAAATTCATAAGNTNTCTTTTGANCAAAAAGCTGTTTTAGTAGAGNTATGGTGTTTAGGGTCAGAAAGTGACGGTATTTTACCTGATAATTTTGAGATAGCTTTTAGACTTCACTACTCTATTGATTTTGTTGACAAAATAGTAAATGAATTATTTACTAGAGGTTGGCTAGAAAAAGATTATCAACCTGCTAGCATAGAGAAGATAAAGAGAAGAGAAGAGAATATATATGTCGTTAAAACGACCAATAGATTTTCTGAGTTTTGGGATTTGTATCCTACAACTCGTAAAGTAAATAAGAAAACTTGTTTAGAGAGATGGGCAAATAAAAATCTTGATGCAATAGCAGATGAAGTTATAAGTTATGTTAAGAAAATGAAAGATACACAATCTTGGAAGGATGGATTCTCACCTGCCCCATTAACACTTCTTAATCAAGAACGTTGGAATGATGGTGATGTTCCACAGATTCGTAAAGCATGGGAAGGTGGAATATGAATCTTGGCGAAGTCATTGATAAACTCACAGTAAGTCAAGAAACAATTAAAGAGTTTTACAATGATGGTTATTCTCATGCTGAGTTCAAAGTAAAATCAACTGACTTGTTTACAGAAGACGTTATAAAATACTTTAACGAAGAAATTAATTCAGGAAAGTCTTTAGGTTGGGTTAAAACAGAAGATGGATTTCGTGTTAGAAATTCAGAATTAACCATACTTACAGGTGTATCAGGACATGGCAAATCTATGTGGTTGTCACAAGTTATATTAGCTTTGATGCGACAAGATACAAAATGCTTAATTGCTTCTTTGGAAATGAGGCCTGTATTAACACTTGGTCGCATGATAAATCAGACTTTAGGTTCAGCAGAACCCACAGACGATTACATACGCAAATTTTGTGAACGAGCTGCTGAAAAACTTTATATTTACGACCAAACAGGAGTTACTACTTCAGACGATATGATAGCCACTCTTACCTACGGAAAACACATCTTGGGTTGCGAGGTATTTGTGATTGACAGTCTTATGAAAATGAGTGACATTAGTGAAGAGTCCTTAGAAGCTCAGAAACTATTTGTTGACAAATTGGCAGTAACAGTAAGAGACCTAAATATTCATGTATTTTTGGTTGCTCATACAAGGAAAATGAAATCAGAAGATGAGATACCTGACCCAACTAATATCATGGGTTCAAGCCATATTCGGAACCTCTGCGATAATATTCTCTGTGTGTGGCGCAATCGGGAACGTGAGAGATTAGAAGAAGCTGGTAAAACTCCAGAAGATGAACTTAAGATTATTCCTCATGCAAAAGTTTTCTTGCAAAAGAATCGCAATGGACAATTTGAAGGGTCATTCAACTTTTGGTTTAGTAAAAAAACTTTATGTTATAGAGAATCACCATGACAATAAACGATTTTATAAAAGAATGTAAAAAGCTCTTTGGAGATGATATACAATATAAAGCTGTATCTAAAGACGGACAAGTATTTAAAACGAAAGGATGGAGAGATGATAAAATGGTCACTAACGCAGCAAAACTTACCTCAGCTTATAGAAAAGCTCAAGACTCTTGATTTTACTAAACGCTGGCGTGTAACAGTTACAGATGCAAAACTTAATCGCAGTTTGGAACAAAATGAACGTCTTTGGGAACTGTATACAAGTATATCTAGACATACAGGAATTGATAAAGACCAAATTCATGAGCTTTGTGGTTACAAGTTTTTAAGATATCAAACTGAAATTGCAGGAATGCCAGTAGAGCTTATTAAATCAACAACAAAATTAACTACAAGCGACATGACTGAGTATCAAAATTCAATTGAAATTTGGGCACAAACTAATTTAGGTTGGATGTGGGATTATTAACTTTAGGAGAGAGATATGAATGATTTATTTGAAGTGCAAGAAAAGATGACAGTAATTACTAAAAAAACAAAGTTTGACAAAACAGAACGAAACAATTTTATATGCAAGATGTATGACATTAGTTTTGATGAAATTGTAGATGAGTTTATGGTTAACTTTGAAACAAACTTTGATTGGAATATTGGATTGATTGTTGGTCAAAGTGGAACAGGTAAAACAACAATAGCTAAAGAAAAGTTTAAAGACTTTTACTTGTTTAAAGAACATAAATGGGACGAATCAAAATCAATTGTAGATAACTTTGATGTAAGTTTGTCAAGTGAAAAGATTATTGAGTCACTTACTAAAGTAGGTTTTTCAAGTCCATTAAATTGGTTGAAACCATATCATNTATTATCTAATGGTCAAAAGATGCGTGTAGATTTAGCACGATTGTTANTAGAAAAAAATGATACAGTTATCTTTGATGAGTTTACTAGCGTTGTTGATAGAGACGTAGCTAAAGTCACTTCACTAGCTGTAAGTAACTTTATNAGAAAGAATAACTATAAATTTATTGCTGTATCNTGTCATAGTGATATAATTGAATGGTTACAACCTGATTGGATATTTGATACTAATGCAAANAGTTTTAATAGGGGGTTACTTTGGCAANGACCAAAACTTACATTCCAACTTAGAACAGCGTCAGTTGACGAATGGAAATCATTTGCTAACTATCACTATTTAACACATGAAATATTAAGAGGCAGTCATTGTTACGCTTTAGAATATAAAGGATTTCCTATAGCGTTTGCAGCAATCACTCACTTTCCTCACCCTAAATGTTGCAACTTTAAGAAGATACATAGAATGGTAGTATTACCAGACTTTCAAGGCATAGGAATTGGCAAACAGTTTTTAAATGCTGTATCTGAGATATACTACAAACAAGATTTTAGAGTGTTACTTACTACAGGAGCTTTAAGTTTTATTAATAGTTTAAGCAGAGAAAAAGATTGGAAGCTAACAAGAAAGCTAGGTAAAGTTGGTGAAAGNAAAGGCATTCTTAAAGGNTCAACATCTAAGAACAGAGAGACAGCTAGTTTTGAATACAAAGATTGTCCTACACGAACTATGAATCAACCTGTAATTGAAGTTAATAACATTCCTAATCACGACTTATTTTAAACATGAATTATTATGCAAAATAGATTAAATTCATTTATTGAATCAATAGCAAATGTTATTATAGGATTCTTAATTAACTTTATTGCTAATATATATATACTTCCATTATTTGGATTTAATATTACTATCAATCAATCAATTCAAATTGGTCTTATATTTACATTGA